GTTCTTAGCTGTGGGTTGGTGTTTCGAATGATAGCCCATCTGCTTTTACGCAGTCCATCCGATCCCTTCTGTTGTTCGAGGGCGCGTCTAAATACTTCAATGCAGCAACCAACAGACTTACCAGAACCAACAGGGCCGCGAATGCCACGAAAGAAAGTGCTGTCCTTCATAAAAGATTTAAGCACTTCTCCATCTGGTTTATATTTAAAGTTAATCATCGAAGCCCCTTATCAACTCCAAACTTTACCATAGTCTCCGCAACATCAGGGCCAATGTTATCTATAACATTATCAATCATTTTATTTGTAACAAAAGACTTCCCATGCTTTTCATCAAAGTGTTGAAAGTGTACCTTCTTAACTATTCTTCGAAGCATGGTAAGCTCTTCTGGCTTGAGCATATTTACAAAGCTCATTACTTATCTCTTTTTCTAAGTTCTCTAAGAATAGCTCTGTAATTTGCTCGAACACCTTTATTACTATTATCATTTCTTATTGCTTTTAAATGCATAGATAAATAACGACCTAAATCATTATCACTTATATTTATAATTTCTTTAGATTCAAAAAGATCATCTTTGAAAGAACCAGCTAAAAGAGTTTTCTTTTTTTTAATTTTCTTTTTAGGTTTATCTTCTTGTCTCATTGCTCGTAAGCCTCATTAACGTCAGGCGTAGAAGGGTCATCAGCTTTTAATCTACCCTTGTCATCTCTAGCACGTTTCTTTTTAACTGGTTTCTTAGCTACTTCGTTAGTCCATTCTAGTCTTTTAGAATCAGAAGTTCTTGTTGCTCCTGTCCATGTTTCACCACCAAGTTGATGAGATCCCCCATCATATAACTCACCAGTATTTGCAATCTTCCATCCCATAATTAACTCCTATATTGTTTTACTTTCCTAGCAATCGCTTTCGGTTGAGCCACAAACTGCTTACCCGAAGCCTTACCCTTTCGTTTAGCTCTGGTTGTAGCTGCATATTCAGCATCACTAAGAGCAGCAATAGCCTTGCTAGGTAAGTACCGTTCACCTGTCTCACTAGACTTCTTCCCAGACTTAGTGCGCCACTTCTGCTTTCCCCAGTTTAATAATGACTTCTGTGACTTCTTCATATTATGACATAGGTTTCTTTAATAGCGATCTTTTGCTATACTCTTGTGGCATTTTCATACTGCCACCACCACCGCGACCCTTCATAGTTCTAGTAAAAATTCTTTTACGTTTAGCTTCACCAGTATCTTTATCTCTAGTCATTTTCTTAGGATCTTCTCTACCTTCTTGCTTTTGAATCTGACTCAATTCTTTTACAGCATCTTTTTGTACTGACTTATGTTCTTTAGCTAATTCTTTATTAGTGCTTTTCTGAGGGCCATCTTCACTATTAAAATTAGTAATTGTTTTACTGGGTTTCTTTAAAAGGGTTTTAATTGTTTTTTGGGTTTGAGATACAACACTTCTTAAATAACTTTTAACTTTATTTTTATCTTCTGCTTGTTGATAGCCTAAGTTATATTTTTCCCTTACTGATAAATTATCCATTACTTATATCCACCACCTTTAGCTTTATATTCCTTGGCAAGTAACTGTGCCTTTCGAGCAGACCATTGACCAGCACCAGTACCTTGTACAGCCCTTGCTTTAATTCTTTTAAACAAAGACTTTCGCATTGTTGGTTTGGTATAGTTGCCAGCTTCATTTACCGCCACTGATCTTCTCCTGAATATTAATCAACTGATCTTGTATCTGATTGTATCGAGGCGTTGAAACTAATTGATTTGCTCTAGCGTTAAGAAGATAGTTTAAAATCTTCATAGCCCCTTTAGTTGCAAGACCTTTACCTTTGGAATTAAACTTCTCACCTTCACCCTGCATTTTTTCTACAAGCCCAACACCAGCAGAATCTTCAAGTTGTTTCATTTCTTTTTGAAGAAGGGTCGCCCTTTTCTTTAAAGGTGCTAGGGAACGATCAGACATTAAGTACCAACTTTCTTTTTAGCCAACTTATGAGCAGCACCAAACGTAGAACCTTTTAGCATTGCAGTCTTCATTAATTTCATATGCTTAGAAGAATGATGCTTGCTGTGATTCTTCATTGTTTCGTTCTGACGATCATTTAACTTTAAAAGACTTTTTTTGTTTTTAGCCATCTTTCTTTTTAGCCTTAAGAATCTTACGCTTTAATGCTGATGGTAAACTCTTTTGCTTACCTTTGAGCATTGTTTTCTTTTTAGGTTTAGCTGGTGAACTTCCATAACTACTTCCATACGCCATAATAATCTCCTAATATTGGCTTCCCATTTTAAGTAAAGAGCGAGCCGCCATACCTGACGACCTCATCTTTGGTAGTTTAACATCAGTCATAGATTGCGTTTGCTGAGCAGAGTCGCCCATGCTTAGAGAAGGAAGTGGGCCATAATCTTTTTTCTTCTCTTGGTAAAACTCATCAGCAGTCTTTACCTTCTTACCACCAAAACACATATCAACTCTTCCTATTTCTCTTTGCAAAGTTTCTAGCAGCTTCAACACTTCCAAAGCCCCAAGCCTTTAATGCTAAAGCTTTACGCGTTGGTCTACCCTTCTCATCTTTCATCGGGCCTTTCATTCCAGCAAACCGAGCAGCGAATGAAACCTTGCGACCCATCTTCTTCGAGCCAGCCTTAGGTTTACTCTTAACTGGGGGTTTTAAATTAGCACCCTCAGTCCTTTTAAAATGTGCGCGACCTTCAGGAGTTAAACCACCTTTAGGATCTTTATGCTCACTTCGCATGACCACCACTCTTTAATGCAAGCTTCACCTTAGACATATCATCCTTCGGTGGATACTTCTCTGGACTCTTTTCAAAACGTGCCATGACTAAACCCTATAACAATAAAAATATTTATGACAACGCACAAAATACCTTTTTCAGAAATAATGTGAGTGAAAGAGTTTCTCTGTAACAGCTACAGCAACTTTCTCCCCACCCCCCTTGTAGCTACTAGCGCAGAACAAAGAGTTATCCTAGGTCAATCATAACACGAATATCCCCAGCTACTTGCACTTGGCTTCGATCGATAGGCTTGTAGCCAGCGCGGTCTAGCAAATCCTTGGCAGCTTCAAGCTGGACATATTCGCTCTTGGCTCCTGTGGCTAGCCGTCTAACAGTTCCAGCTGCAAGTGTAGCAGAGATACCAAACTCTTCGTTCATGCGCTTCATCAAGTAGCTCTGCACATGGGCAAGCTTTAAAGTCTTAGTTGCTGTAACTCTTCCAGATTCGCCAGAAGCATAACCAGCGTCTTGAGCAGCCTGCCCGATACTACAGCCTTTTGCTACGAGCGTGTCTACTAAGGCAGTCTGCTTTGCAGTCAGTTTCTTAGCTACAGTCAGTCTCATTACTCATTCCTTTTCTATGGACGTAATAGATTACTAGCTAACTACTGCAATTGAAGTCAAGATCATCATTACCTTAGTAATTAGGAATGAGTAAGCTTTATTATCTGCTTGAAAGCCCCCCCTATGATCCCCCCCATCTACGGACTGACTGCAAGTCCTGTCAATCTATTACCTTACGTCACTTGTGTATGGATACTACCGTGGGTACTACATGTTGTGGTTGGCCAAGCTACTGAGGTATTGACAGGATAGCCAGCTAGTTCATCGAGCGTACACTTATGTTTGCACAACTTTGCATTGTGTCCTGACCACGTTTGACTAATAGCTCGGATTGCACCCTTCGACCACTGATCCAAATCATAGGCAGAAAAGCTTCGCAACCCCACTCATTTCATTCGGGGGTCAAGCAAGCAAGCTTGTGCGTAGCTCGGAGCCGCAAGTGCGGTTTATGCTCTATGATATTGGGCGGTACGAAGGGCTGATCCTTCGCAATTTAGTAAAACATGGAGAACAAAATGGCTAAAGTTGAAAACATAAATGTATCGCTAGATAAACTAGCTAACTATACTGTAACTACACATAATGATGTAACTGGACAAGTTGCTAACGACAAGTTTATTACTGATGTAGCTAGAACGTTAACAAACGTTCCAATCTACGCAGCGAGAAACAAACGATCCTATATCGAAAAAATGTACGCTGAAATGATGGCTTACGTTAGTTACGATAACAACGATAAAGTTGCTACAGTACAAAGTGATAAATATTATCAAGCTAAAGATAGATATGAGTATCTTGCCCCAAAGTTAGATGATGAAGCTATAGCTTTTGATCATGTTGCTGACGTGTATAAAGCTTGGTTTACAGAATATACTGGGCAAGATTACGATGCACCCACTACTTCTAGACCAAAGCAATTAAACAAAGAGCAACAAAATAAGCTTGCTGCTATCGAAGCAAGACGAGTAGCTGCCGCATAGTGGCTACTTACACCTAAGCAAG